GAAGGCCAAATTGATGCCCAGGCAGAAGTTGCTAAACACCAATTAAAGGGAGCCAGGGCAGTTTTAGATCAGAATATGCTGGTGGCAGAGCAGAACGCAAAGCAAAAGCTGGTTAGCAAAGAGGTTGGCCTTACTAACAAACAAGCCGACATTCTTCTCCGAAACATCCGGAACGCGCACACCCCTACAACCAATCTCGCCAAAGGAACAGATCGGGTTAAACAGCACGCCAAGGGCGCCTCTCATATGTACATCCGTGTTGCAAATAGTGCGACACAAGCTGCCAACAGGATTAACGCAGCTGCAAGCGCACAGGAAAGGTTTAACAGGGCAAAGGGGGGCAGCAAAGGCGGAGGAAGCAGTGCAGGAGGGTCCAGACAGGCTGCAGGCGGTTACAACCTAGGTTCCTTCAAGGCCTTTGCTAGAGGCGGTGTTGTTAAGGGGCCGACCCTTGGCATGATTGGTGAAGGGGGCGAGCCTGAATACATCATCCCTGCAAGCAAGGCGGCAGGCTTCGCCGCTAATTACATCTCTGGCAAGCGTGGCGCAGGTGCTATTCCAGGCTTTGCAGAGGGTGGGTACGTTGGGCCTGTGAACATTAATACAGGGCCAGTGATGCAGCAGGACGGCACTAATTACGTGACTATGGATCAGTTCACACAGGGTATCCAGACCATGATGAAATATGTGAAATCTTCAACCCGCAGTTACGGCGCACGCCGCTTCGGGGGCATTGTCTGATGAGCAACAGCAACCGGGCTCAATCACAGTTTTTGAGGATTTACACCTCAGGTGGCTCTGACCACCACCTATGGCAAAATTTTTATGTGAATCAGTCTGTCACTGTTTCTTCTAAGACACATCGGTATTTCCCTTTTGCTTGGGGCGGGACTACTGAAAGCTCTGCTATTGGAGGCCAGACAATTGAATTGCGTTTGCCTGCAACTAAATTAGCAATATCCGCATTTGAGGCTGCTTTTAGTTCTAAGCACCTTTGCGAGTTAAAAACATATGAGTTTGACGCACGCCTAGGGCTTGACGCTCCACAGTCTGGCCAAACAGAGATTGGAAGTTTTTTGGGTTTTGTAGGCAAGATGAGCGGATCGCTTACTGAGCTTTCTGTTGAGCTTGGTTCTACTATTGCACCAGTCGGGGCACAAATCCCAAGCCGAACCGCTAGCAATCGCTTGATAGGGGTTCCAATTCAGTTATGAACTTACGCGTCCAAGATCCTCTGTTTTTGTTGTCGGCGCAGACCGGCTTACAAGTTGGCGAGCTTGCAGCTGACGCAGCATCCGGCAATCCTGACGTTAACCAGCCACAGAAAGCCCTCAAGACTGGCGAACCAATCCCAATCATTTTTTGCCGGCGAAGGAATAGCAATGGCGGCGTGCTTGTTCAGCCGAAGATAACAGAGGGTTTTTTCTCAAACGACATTGAGGAAGAGTCTCGCAACGATGGCAGCACTACCGTTACGACGGTGCATCCTCGTTTGTTTATCAAGCTTCTTTTTGTGCTTGGTGAAGGCAACATACCCCAACTACAGATTAGGGATGTGTTCTATGGAGCAAATAGGCGCGGGACGTTTAATCAGGCATTTAACGCGAGGGCTGGGACCTGGACGCCCGGAAACACAATTGATGCCTACATAGATGTAGTTGCAACAAAAAACGCGCAAGGCGAATACGACACAAGCGGCATCTCTAGCCTTTCAAGCGGGCAAACTTTGAGGGCTGGCGGAACTCTTTTTTACAAACTTACTACAACTGGGGATGTAATTAGTTTTGATTACAATGAAAACGATTTGCCAGTATTTTGTGGAACTTCTGGAACGTATTCCGGTCTGACTACTTTAAGCTTTGAGCACACTATATCCGATTTTACAAACTCAAAAGTCGAAAAAACTGTTAGCGCGTTCGTAAGAAAAGGCCTGCAAGTCACGCGCCTGGTCGATGGTGTGACAGGTGAGTCCGACAATTTTGTTGATTTAGCTAAGCACTTGTTTCAAACAAACAACCGCCTAGCGGATGACTTGATAGATAACACTTCGCTGACGATAGCTGCAAAGTTTACTGACACAAGTGGTTTTCTTTTTAACGGCAAAATTGATAAAAGCCAGAACCTACTGGACTGGCTGCAGGCGACATCGGTCAATTACTTGCTGCGAGTTTCAAACTCCGGCGGGAAATTTGGATTAGTGCCCCGGCTGCCATACAACACTGACCACAGTATCAAAACAACTCAAATCACTCCTGAGTTTACATTTACGGAGGAGCATGTCCTTGATGATGGCTTTGAGGTTGAATACATAAGCCTGGAAAACCGTGAGCCAGTTTGTTTTCAAGTCGCGTGGCGGCAGCAGCCAGAGTCAGATTTTGGGCTTGTACGAACTGTTCAAGTTCGGTACACAGGCGAGGCTACAAATGGGCCATTCATAAACATTGATATGAGTGCATACTGCACAAGTGAAAACCACGCAGTAAAGGTCGGGACTTTCCGTTTAGCGCAACGCAAATACATCACGCATCACTTGCGTTTGACAGTAAGAGAGCGCAGCTATAACGCGACTTTGGTGGTGGGCGATCTTGTTCGTGTTCGTTTGCGCCGTGAAACCAGTGAGGGGGGTGTTGAGTTCCATGACACGATTTACGAAATTAACAGGATTGAAAAGGCATTCCAAGGGTCGATTGTTTACGACTTAACTCACTTCCCTGTGGACTCGCAAGGCAGAAGCATTATTGCCCGTGAGGTTGCTGCAGCTGTTGGGGCTGGAAACACGATTAACACTGGCAGAAGCGCCTTTGATGGCGATGAAAATAGTTCATCAGATGACACCGCTATTGGAACCGATAGTGGTGGCGGGGGTAGTAATCAGCCCCCTGAAGCTGATACTGAGCTTGATTTGGATATACCGCAAAACACTGATTTGGACGACCCATTTGACATTGATGTGCCTTTCCCTGACCCGCCAAACAACCCCGCAGACCCACTCGAAGCCGAAGTGCCTGTTCCGCCTATTGAGGGCTTCACAGACACGCCAACCGCTGGTGACACACTGACATTCACCCCAAGCTGCCCAGGGGCATTTACCGAATGGTACAAAGTCAATATCAACACAGGCGTACGAACAAAAATTGGCTCAGGTGTTGGTGCAACCTTGGCTGTCACTGAAGCTTTGCAGCAAGAGGGTGTGCGGGTCATTGGCGTCGGCCGCTGCCCAGACCCCAGCTCCCCCGATGGGTACGGGCAGCCATTTGAGTCTGACCCTGTTGACCTGTTTGATGAAATCGTGGATTGCCCTGGCGGTGGCGACTCCGGCGGCCAAGGCACGTTCACCAAAGTTATTAACGTTGGGTCTGCATTCCCGGCATCGTTTAACTTCAGATACACCGCCTTTACTATTCAAGACAGGTTTGTGATTTCTGGCGCTGCAACGCTTGACACTGGTTTTGTCAGCGGAACTAACGTAAATGTCACAGTACAAAAGACCAGCGCAGATCCGTACATTACGGTGACTGTGTTTGCCCCGACTGGTGGCACAGCTTGGAACTACGACGTCGGCTGCGCTAGCTAACCATGGCAGACTTTCCATCACTTTCGCCACAGACAAGAACATACACGCCGGGTTCTTTTGCGGTACTCAGAACCGAAACGTTACTTGGTGATGAGTTTTCTTTGCGGAAAAATAATGCCGCTGTCGATCACAGATTGACCCTTACTTTTGCTAATGACTCGACAGCACATTCAGATACAATATTTGCGCACTATGCGGTCCACCACCGCTTCCAGCCGTTTGACTTGCCTGACGAGGTCTACGCTGGCGCTACATTCACGCTTCCTGCCAACTATCAATGGATTTACGCTAGGCCGCCCGAAGTAAGTTTTTCTGCGGGCAATGTAGAAGTTTTAGTTGAACTTGTTCTTGTGGCTCCTTACAACATTTAGCCATGTCAGACTTCCCCACCATTTACCCAAGTTCTATTCAGTTCAATCATGGTTCTGCGCAGATAAGCGAATACAATCAGTTTGGCGTAGGACCCATTAGGTTCAGAAACAGCAAATTTATTAATGGACAAAAATTCACCATTCAGTACATAGGCATACAGCAAGCCCAAGTCGATTTAATAAGAACGCATTACAATGAAAACCATGGAACGGCTGGGCAGTTTGCTGTTCCTTTGGCAATTCTTGGCAACGTAAATGTCTTTGATTCAACCAGTAATTTCCGTTATGCAGATACACCAACTGAGGAGCATTTTGGCATCTACTTCAACGTAACTGTTGAGTTGGTGGCCCTTAAAGGCCTTGAGCTGCTGTTCCGGCTAAATGGAGGCCCGGCAACGTTGCCCGCAGAAGAGTCGTTCACGAAATATGTGTTTGACGGGACTGCCCCTTTTATCTTGAATGGCAGCAGTAGCACCTTGGCTACACTGATCTGTAACGCAGACTAAGCAAATGGCCGCCACTGAAATCAAGGTTCAGATGCAGCAGCGGCGCGACACTGCCGCAGGTTGGACGTCTGCGGGGACCGTTTTGCTGGAGGGTGAGCTGGGCTATGAGACCGATACAGGATACGCAAAACTGGGTGATGGCTCTACGGCCTGGGGGTCGTTGAGCTATTTGCCGGCGGCTGGCAAAGCGAAAGACGGGACTGCGGCTGCCCCTAGTATTTCTTTTGCTGCTGATCTAGACACTGGTTTTTTCCGTTCTGATCCAAACTCAATTGGGGTTGCCGTTGGTGGAAACAAAGCTGTTGAATTCGGCCCCAACCTCCCAACTGAATTTTTTGGGATGATAACTGTTTCAGATACAGTTGTCGGGCAGCTAATTAAAGGCAGGGCAGAGTCTGGCGGAAACGTTGTATTTGAAGTTAATTCAGACGGCAGCGCAAAGTTCGCCGACGAGAAATTTCATTTGCGTGACGACGCAAGATTTGTCATCAACTCAACAACCCCGCGGGATGACCTTTTCGGCGTTACAGGTTTAAAAGCTCTTCTTAACATTGAAGGTACAAACAACGCGACAAGAGCTTCCTCTATTGTTCACAACTCAAACGATACGTCACAGCATCTGTTTGTTCTAGGAAAAAGCCGTGGAACAGCTGCTAACGCTGTGACCGCAGTTGCAAATAATGACCCCCTAGGGGCAATCTCTTTTCAGGGCGCTGATGGCGCAAAACTTGTAGAGGCTGCACGTATTGAAGCGCAAGTGGATGGGGCAACTGGCACCGATGATATGCCAGGCCGAATCACGTTCAGCACCAGGGCGGACACATCATCTGGCACGTTGCAAGAGAGGTTCCGAATCAATGAAAATGGCAACTTCCTTATAAATTCCACCTCTAGCAGGTTGGGTGGGCTTCTGCAGGTTGAGTCAAAAGGTGGTAATCACCGCCTCCACAGCATTGCCAACAACACAGATGATTCAGTAGCAGCAGCCCTAAAGTTCGTAAAGTCTCGCGGGACATCTGTTGGGGCTGTTACAGCAGTCCAAAACGGTGATGACCTTGGTTTTCTTTCTTTTACTGGCACAGATGGAGCCAGCAATATTGACGGCGCTTACGTTTCTGCAGTAGTTAGCGGGGCTCCTGGAACAGATGATATGCCAACAGATCTTCTGTTTTGGACCAATAGCGGTGCAGCCAGCCCGACTGAGCGGGCGCGAATTGACAGCTCCGGGCGGTTGTTGGTTGGAGGTTCTAGTGAAGTGCACTCTGGAACGATTGCACAAATCCAGCACGTAGGATCTCCGGTTTTAACGTTTGCGCGGGATGATTCAAGTATTTCTGACGGAAATGGTCTTGGGCAAATAGATTTCTATGGCAATGACGGAGGCACATTTCAAGAGTGCGCCAAAATTGTCGTCCAAGCAGATGGAACTCACGCAAATAATGATAAGCCAACTCGCATGGCTTTTTATACAACTGCAGGCTCTGGAAGCAGCGCGACTGAGCGTTTACGCATTGACAGATTGGGGCGCGTTGGCATTGGAACGACTTCCCCTGTTGACGAGTTGCATATAAATTCCACGGCAAATGTAAATTTACGCTTAACAAGAGACACTAATACTGGCGCAAGAATTTCTGGCACTGATGGTACAAGTCCTGCATTTATTGTTGAAACAATAGCGTCTGGCACGAGTACAGAGAGAGCCAGAATTGACAGCTCGGGGCGGTTGTTGGTGGGGACAACTAGCACTCGCAGCAATATTGCTTCAGTCGCTCAAGATGTTTGCATTGAACGAGCCAGCATTGTTGGTCAATCGCTTGTAGCCAACCAAAACGCTTCTGGGGGTTCAACTTTAAGCCTTTGCCTGTCTCGTGGAACTTCTGTTGGCAGCAACACTGTTGTTCAAAGTGGGGACGCGGTTGGTCAACTGGCGTTTAGAGGAAATGATGGCACTAACTTCTTAAACCTTGGCATGGTCAGAGGGGAAGTTGATGGCACGCCTGGCACTAACGATATGCCAGGCCGTCTCACGTTTTACACCACAGCCGATCAAGCAAGCAGCCCAACTGAGCGGATGCGAATTGACAGTTCTGGGCGGTTGTGCGTTGGAAGCTTGTCTGCATTAGACACCACCGCAGGTGCAATTACATCGAACAACAGTTCAAGCGGTGGTCGGCTTGCTCTCGGTGGTAATCCTTCTGGCGCTGGATCGTCAGTTGGCGAGGTATTTGGCTGGTGGAATGCTAATAAAGTTGCTGGATTGGTTATTGCATCTGGCGCTGACACGACAAACAAAGACGACGGAGAGCTGCTCTTTTACACAAGCGCTTCCGGGCCTTCTGTGCAAGAGCGGATGCGTATCCGTAGGGATGGCCTCGTGGGTATTGGGACGTCGTCGCCTAATTATTTAACGCAAGTTTTTGGTGGCAGTGATTCACAAGAAAACGTCTTGTTTACTGTCCAATCAAACGGTGTTTCTAATGCTGGCGACCTAAAAACAACCCTAAGGCTTGCCAACTCCACATCAGGATCGTCTGTTCATGCTGCAGATATTTCAGCAATCCGCTCAACAGATGCTGAGACTCTTGCGTTTTCTGTGTATAACGGTGGTGCTGCCCCAGTGGAGCGGATGCGTATTGATTCTGCCGGGCGAGTTGGCATAAATACAACAACATTTGCTGACACTGCATCAGCATTAACAATCAAGAACGGTGTTTCTAGTAGTGATCACACTTTGCTCGATATGGTGTGTGACACTAACGAGACTTGTAGAGTACGTTTCAGCGAAGATGGGTCAACTTTTAACGGAGAAATTAGATACGATACTAATACTGATTTTATGAGTTTCAATACAAACGGATCCGAGCGGATGCGGATAACAAGCGCGGGCAAAGTGTTTGTGGGCAACACATCTTTAAATGAAGAGTCGGTATTCAATGCTTATAGCAACAGTTCAACGCCGGCATTTCAAGCTACGGGCGGTTCAGGCATGAGCACATCGCAGGCTGTTGCAGTGTTTGATAAACATGCAAACGTTAATACTACTTCCCAAATCTTTGTTGCTTTTAGAATTAACGACCAGAATACTGGTAGCGGTCGAATCAATGCAAACGGTGCTAGCCAAGCGGCATTTGGATCTTTTTCTGATCGTAGACTCAAGGAAAATATCGTTGACCTCCCATCACAACTTGACAATGTTTGCAAGTTGAGACCTGTCGAATTTGATTACATCGCATCTGAAGGTGGCGGGCATCAAACAAGCTTTATTGCCCAAGAGTTTGAGGAAATTTATCCTGATGCGATTAGTGAGCGTGAGGATGGGATGAAAATTCTTACAGGATGGGGCAAAACTGAAGCCATACTTGTGAAGGCCCTGCAAGAAGCGGTGGCTAAGATTGAAATCCTAGAAGCCAAAGTTGCCGCCCTTGAGGCGCAATAGGTACACTTCACCTGCAAGGAATTTCCTGATGGCTACACCCACCACAACGTTTACATGGAGCGTCAATTCCATGGACCGTCAGCTAAGTAACGGCGCTGTACAGGTTGTGCATTGGGCCGTTTCTGCAAACGACGGCACTTATTCCGCTGGGGCTTACGGCAGTGTTGGCCTTGACCAGCCTGAAGATGACGCTGACCTGACGCCCTATGCAGATTTGACTCAGGCTTGGGCAGTTGAAGCGGCGCAGGCGAAACTTGGCGGTGCTGACAAGGTTGCTGAAATCCATGCTGCGCTGCAGACGCAGATCAATGTGCAGCGCACCCCCGTAAGCGGCTCTGGAGTGCCTTGGTGATGCAACGCCCTGACCCGATGATTGCCTCCAAGCCAGGGGCGGAAGACGTGCAAGCCATGGCGGCAAGAACGCTGTGGCTTGAGGAGTTGTTTTTTCTTGATGGCCGCGACATGATCAGCCATCCGCAGCATGGTCTGTTCACTGGGCTGGCCAACAAATACCGGAACCTAGATTCCACAGACGGCTACTAATGGCCAAGTCATTGAGTGGGCAAAATTTTGTCCCTAGCAAGCCAAAAAAGACACGCCAAGGGGATGGATCACATTCAAAACCGTCCCACGGGCGAAAGAAGTATCGTGGCCAGGGAAAACGCTAATTCTCTTCCAAATGATCAAGCGTCTTGTTTTTGGTGTAGCCGCTGGCGCTCTTGCCTTGGCCCCCCTGTCTGCCCGCGCAGATGAAGGCTTCTATGTAAACCCGGAGATCAACATCGGCGTCGGCACTGAAACCGGTGTTGGCGGTGCTGTGACTGATCTGCATGTTGGTTACGAGTTTTCCAATGGTGCTTATGCACAGGTCGGCCCAAGCCTGGTGACGCCTGACACTGGCGACTCTGAAATTGAGCTGTCCGGCAAAGCTGGCATCAGTGGTGGCCCCCTTTATGGTGAAATTTCTTTCGCCACTGGCGACAGTGAAACCACCGGTAACGTAAAGATTGGCGCTCGTTTCTGATTACTGCTAGAAACTGACTGTCTTCTCACACAGACAGCAAGGAGCCCCCGTACTTGTGCAGAGCGCGGGGGCTTTTTGTTACCTGAACAATTATGCAAAAGGTCTACAACCTCCTTGGTGTTCTTGGTTTTACCATTTCAACCGCCCTGGCGGTGATGGGCGTGATGGCTTACACGCGGATCCCGTCAATGATGAAACTGTATCTGAGCAACATGAAGTTGGAGCTGACGGAGACAATCCTCAATCAAGTCCCTGCACCAAAGGTCCCTGAGTTCCCGAAAGCAACTGGTCCAGCCATTCCTTTCAAATAATCATCTTGGTGCCGATGATTGGGTCTTCCGGTATCTCCTGTCCGGTGATTCTGTCAAAGGCTTGGCCTTCATGTGCTTCAGGCCCAAAGCCTTCCGCCTTGATTTTTGCCATATCAAGTTCTGGCGCGGGTGCCTCTTGTTTCTGCTCAAACGAAGCTAGCCATTCGCGCAATGCGTCCCCAGTTGGTGTTCCCTTTGGCCACTTAACCCACTTCAGGATGGCCTTTGTATCTGTAAACGGCCTGGCACTGTTTCCAGACAGTACGGTGTAGACAATGGGCGGTCCTTCACGCCTGCGGTTACGTTCAATCCAGAGTTGACCTGCTGTAAACCGTTCAGCTTTCATGCCTGTGATTCCGGATATTGAAGTTCCGACGATTGAAATACAGCCCATCCCTGAGCCGCATGTTCTGCCACCGCCAGTCACACAAAATTTAGCGCCGCGCCCGATATATCAATTGCCTGGATGTGCCAGGGTCCACAGAGACGCACAGCTAAACCCCTCTTTATTGCGGGATGATCCAAACGGTGTTGGAACTGCCTGCCCAGAAGGGCAAATGCCCAGTTACACACCCTTGGATTGGAACCCGCGCAAGCTGCAAATCATTGAGCCGACACCGGCACAAAACCAAGAACAGGAGAAGCCGCCAGCACAGCAAAAAACTAAACCAAAGCCACCACCACCAAAAGAAAAGCCACTACCGGAGGTGAAGTGTCCGCCAGCGGATGCAGCAGAAGTCGGCACCTTGTCACCAAATGGTCG